TGGTGCACTTTATTCGTGATCATTTCACCAGCCGTGAGCTGGCACTGGCGGGCGGCCTGGTACTGAAACAGATGGATCTACAGTCTTTCATGAATACTATCATCTCTGTCAAGAAGATGACGGTGATGAGCCCGAGAGATCAGGGGAGTTCAATAGCCTCTGGGCAACCGTTGGAGGAGTGATCAAGTACTTCCGGTTTACCATGGAGTTCGCCCTCTGGGAGATCAGCCATGCGAACCTGATCATGCTGATGGCCGCCATTCCTAAATACAAGAAGAAGGGGGAAGAGAAGAAGGAGCTGGACGGTCTCGACGAAATGGACGACATCCTTAAAAACATACTGTAATGTCAGTAAATGTCTTAGGCGGAAGCCTCGAATTTGATGCCATATTGACCACGGATGGCCTGGGTGCTGCAATGGCCAGCATTGAAGCGGATCTCTTGAAGATAATTGAAAGGTTTGAAAAGGTGGGCAATGTCGGTACTGCTTCACTTGACGATCTTAAAAAAAGATTTGCGGAGCTGGTGGCGCAGGAAAAGGCCCTCACCGAGGCCTCCGCCAATGCCACCGATCCGGCAAAAGTCAAAGAATACAACGACAAGATCGGGGAGACGATCGCAAAGATGAAAGATCTCTCCTCTGAGCTGAATAAGGTTCAGCAGTCCAGTTCCTCCGTCGTAATTCCCACCCAGCCTGGCGCCGCTATTCCTGTGGTGCCGGTGAATGCAGGGCAGAGGCTGGAAGAGCTGAGGGCAAAAATGGTCGAGCTGGAAAAGGAGGAGATTAGGCTCCAGACCGCTCTTGAGCGTACACTCAACCCGGAGCTGATAAGGCAATATAACGCCGCCATCGATGTGACCATCGCAAAGATGACCGCCCTGGGTAAGGAAATACAGGCAGCCCAGGCAGCATCTCCGTCGGAATCCGTCGCATCTGCGGTATCGCCGACTACTCCTGCAACACCCACACCCACGGAAGATCCTGTCGAGCCGATTAAGAAGCAGATACTGGCGTATCAGCAGCTGCAGAACCTGCGTAATAAGCTCGCGTCCATGGACAAGAACGATCCCCTGTTCAAGGCTACGTTCGACGAGGCTTTACGGCTCCAAGGCAAAATAAATGAGGTTAACAGGTCCTTACAGTTATTCAGTCGCGGAACGGCAGGCTTGCAAGCCTTGACGGGCGCAGTCAGGGGAGTGGTTGGTGGCTTTGAGGTTTGGAATGGCGTTCTGGGTATTACTGCCGATCAGAACGATGAGGTGCAGAAGGCGGTTACCCGGGCGGTGAGCGCCATGAGTGTCCTGAATGGGATCCAAGAGGTCGTCGCACTGTTCGATAAGCAAAACGCCACCAATCTATACCTTACGAATCTTCTCCGAAAGGAGAGCGCTGTGGCGACGGAGCAGCAGGTCGTCGCAGAGGAGGCGCTGGCCGTTGCTGAAGGTGAGCAGGCAGTCGCTGCAGAGGCCGCGACGGTTGCCCAGGTGGAGCTCAATACGGCCATGGAGGCCAATCCTGCCGGTATCCTGCTGCTGGCCCTTACGGGGATCGTCGTCGCATTACAAGCCTTTGCTTCTTCGCAAAAGGATGTGACGGAACAGCAGACAAAAGCCAATGAGGCGGCTGCGGAAGGGGCTGACATTCTCAATAAGCTGGTGGAGCTTCAGCGGGAGGTATACGATGAGCGGGCTCGTGATGCTTCCAATGCCGTCAACCTGGCGCAGGCCCAAGGCAAGTCCGATCAGCAGGTCCTTGACCTTAAACTTAAAGCCCTTGAGGCCCAGAAGCAGGCCAATCTTTTTGCCCTGGCTGGTCTGGGCTACAGCAAAGAAGATCTCGGTATCTTAAAAGCCTCCATTGAAAACGTGCTGGAGCGGCAGCATGCCATCAACGCTGCCCGGGATGCTGACGGAGAATTGACGAAAGAGCAGCAGAAGCAGCTCGACCTCCTGAATGCCCAGCTGAAGAATTACGAGGCGCAATATGGTCCCCTTCTGCGGCTTGTCGATGGCAATAAGCAGCTGACTACCCAGATTGCGGAGAACAGGGCCGAGAGCGACAGGAAAATCAACGAGGCGGGGTTGCGATCGTTCCAAGCAGTGGCTGACACCCAGCTGCAGATCGCCAAAAAGAATACCAAGGAAGAGCTGGACGCCAAGATCGAGGCCATCAGACGACAGGAAGCTGTCCAGCTGAACAATGCCAACCTGACGGCAGCCGAACAGGTGGATATCGCCGCGAAAGCGAACAGGCAGATTGATGACCTAAACAAGGCTTATCAGCAGACCCTTTTAAAAGATTCTGTCGATGCTGCACAGGCTAGGCTGGCCGCCACACAGAAAGGATCGGAGCAGGAGCTGGACGCCCAGATCGCCGTCATTCGGGCGACTGCCCAGGAGCAGCTGGCGGAGGATGGCTTATTGGCCGGTGCGCGGGCGAAGATCCGGGCACAGGAGACGGCCGATATCCAGGAAGTGGAGCGTAAGCGTGCCCTTCTCATCCTGGACAATCAGAAAGAATCCCTTCGGGCTCAGCTGGACCGGGTAGAGCAAGGGTCCCAACAGGAGCTGAACCTGAAATTGCAGCTCCTGGACAACCAGGCAAAGGCGGAGATCGTGTCCGCGCAAGGAAATGCCGAAAAGATCCTGCGGATAAATGCTGACCTGGAGAAGGCACAGGCGGACCTTCGGAGGAAGTATGCCCTGGATGCCTCCCAGGTGGAGGTGGAGACAATTATCTCCGGCATCAATACAAGGTTGGCAGCCGTAGAGAAAGGCTCGGAGGAGGAGCTCACCTTAAAAAGGAAGCTGGTAGACGAGGAGGCCCGTCTGGATATACTTCAGGCGGAACAACGGATCACCAATGAACGTCAGCTATGGGCGAAGATTTTGGAGATTAACGCAGAGGCTAATGCCAGAAAAAAGCATTTAGATGATTCTTATTATGATCACCTTCTAAAAGTGCAGTTTGATGAAATTGAAAAACAGGACAGGATTCTAAAGGCTCAAAACGACGCAGCAATAAATGATCCCCTGTCTACACCTGCACAGATCTATGCCAGCCAAAGATCGAATATTGAAATTGAAATTGCCAAAACGAAAAAGGAGCTCGCAGCGGTTCAGGACAGCATTACCAAGCAACAGGGGAGTGCCAAATTTCTCGATGAGCAGATTACCGCATTAGCTGCAAAGCTGATAGCACTTAAAGGACAAGAGCGCTCGTTAGACAATGGGGAGCAGCTGAGAAAGCAGCAGCAGCTCCAGAAAAATTTTTCCGATTTCGCTGCATCTTTACAAAACCTCGCCGGAGCTGTTCAGGCAGTGGATCAGAACGCTGCCCACGCAATAGATTCAGTTTCCAAATTTGCCGATTTTGCTTCCAAGGCGCTTAGTTCCTTCGCCGGCTTCTCCTCCGGCAATATTGTTGGAGGCGTTACCTCAGCGATAGGGGCCATAAGCGACCTTTTCTCTCTGATCAGCAGCAACAACAGCGGCTTAACCAAAGATCAGATCGCCGAACTTCAGAACCAGGTCATCATAGGTGAGATCGAGGTCACCCGCCAGTATGAACAGCGGCTGCTGGATCAGGCTAAGCTCAACAAGCTCAGGTTGCAGGGCATTGAAGAGGAAACGCGCCTTTTACAGCAGCAGGCGAAAACCACCCAACAACAGTTTGACGATCTCCTTGCAAAGATCCAGCAGGAGCAGGGACAGAAATTGATCAACAACCCGGTGGGTGGCGCCATTGCTGCCCTGATTCCGCAAGTTTTAGCAAACTTCAGTCTCCAGGGCCTCACGTATGATCAGCTCAATGCTCTTTTCCTAAAGGGCGAATTGACCGATAAAGCGAAGGGGCTTTTCGAAGAGCTGCAAAAGCTGAAAGAGGCCGGAGTCGATATCGACCGGCAGCTCGCCGATGCTAAAGACCAGATGGAGCAGATATTTACAGGGACAACGGCTAATGATATCGCTTCATCGATCATTGACGGATTTAAGGCCGGAAAGCGTAGCGTAGCGGATTTTGCCGATGACTTCCATGACCTGATGCTAAATGCCATGCTGTCCGCTCTGGAATCCCAGACCCTGGCACCTGCCCTGCAGGAGTTTTACGATCAATTTGCAGCCTTCAGTCAGACTGATGGCCTATTGACGAGTGACGAGATCGAGCAGCTACAGAAGCAGTATAATGATATCCTGAAGAATGCTGCGGACAAGTTTGATCAGCTGCAGCAGATCGCCGGTGTAAACCTGAGTGGACAGGCATCAGGAGCCAATTCTTTGTCTGGCGCCATCAAGGGCATCACGGCAGACCAAGCGGAGCTGCTGGCTGGGCAGTTCGGGGGATTACGCCTCACGGCTATGGATCAGCTGAACATGGCCACCAGGCAGTTCCAGGTCCTCCAGGACATCCAGCGGGATACGTCTAACCTGCCGGAGATGAAGGACATACTTCGGTACATCAAATTAAATGGAGTCAAAATAACCAGTTAAACTTTTTACCATGGCAGACAGATTAGGGCGCCATTTCCTCGATGGCATGGATTTATGGACCTCTTTCGGCATTTTCGTAGAGTCAGGATCCGATGACTTCCTGAAATTCCCCGACCGCAAGGATAGTATCTCCCACGACTGGCAAGACAGCAATGGGCTGGATGTAGATCTATCCCGCGTATTCTTCCGGGATAGGGATATTACTCTCAAGATGGCCATCGTTGTGGGCAGTGAGGATGAGTTTTGGACGAAAAGAAAAGCCTTCCTGGCCCAGTGGGCCCAGCCGGGGACGCACCGGCTAACTGTGGGAGAATTCCAGCAAACCTTTTACGTGTATTATAAGGGCTGTGGGTCCTTCTCCCGATTCACCAGGATCATGAACACCACGAAGATCATGTGTAAGTTCACGATCATAGTGAGCGAGCCGGCGCCCACGTTCGATAACAACGATGTGTTCATCGTCGATGAGGATGGCAGGTTCCTGGTGTCCTGATCGAGCCTATTACACAGAAACTGCCCCAGAATATTCACATAAAGTTGTAAAAAATATTCCGCAAAAGTTGTAGACCATGGATACCCTCGACATATACCGCGCCGGCAGCCTATTCGTAACCATCAAGCCGGACGACAGTTCCACCCAGACGAAAAAGGTCATGGGCGACAACACCCTACAGCTTACGTTTAAGGACTCCCGTAACATACAGTTCATGGTGAACGACTATTGTACGGTCTTCGGGGAGAAGTACCTGCTGAACAGCAGGCCGGTGGTCAAGAAGGATTCTTCCTACTATTGGGAATATTCCCTCAACATGGATGCGGACAGCCTGGAGCTGTCTAAGGCTCAGTTTCTTTTCCTGGGAGCGGACAATACGCTGAGAGAGTCGGATTTCTCACTGATGGGTACAGCCGATACCTTCATGGATCTACTGATCCAGAATGCCAATAGGGTAGGAGGCAGTTGGATAAAGGGTAATGTCGTCGGTACCGGGTACCACCACATGACATTCTCCGGTCAGAACTGTTACGAGGCGCTGGGCAAGTTGGCCACCGAATTCGATACTGAGTTCTGGATAGACGGTAGGACGGTGCATCTTTTTGACCGGGCCAGGGATACGGGCTATAGCTTCAGGCAGGGGAGAAATAAGGGGCTTTATGATATCACGCGCCTTCCCACGGATAACACCAGTATTGTTACCCGCCTGTATGCCTTTGGAGCAAATAAGAATTTGCCGGCATCTTACCGCAATTCCACACCGCGGCTGCTGATGACCGAAGGCACCTACTACCTGGAGAAAAATGTTGACAAGTATGGCGTTATCGAGGCTACGCAGATCTTCGACGATATTTTCCCGACCCGGACGGGGAAGGTGACCGCTGTGGATGCGGCAAACGTCTTTCATTTCATTGACGCCACGATGGATTTTAACCTCAACGACTACCTGCTGCCGGGCCTCACGGCGAAAGTTACTTTCAACACCGGTCAGCTGGCCGGTTATACGTTCGAGATATCCGCCTATGACAATACCACAAAACAATTCACCATCCTGCAGAACAAGGACGAGACGGCCATTGCGGTCCCTTCTGCTGAGCTTAATCCGGGGATTGGGGATCAATACGTCCTGGTCGATATCACCCTGCCACAGATCTATATCGACGCAGCAGAGGTGGCATTGAAAGCGAAGGCACAAGCAACGCTTGACCTCAATGCTGAACCGCAGGAGACCTATAAGATCACCTTCGACCCAGTATTCCTGAAGAAAAGGAACATTATTCCGGTCATCGGTGACCTGGTGTGGTTGTGGGACGGCGACCTGGACGTCGATCGAAAGATCCGCGTAACCGCGACGACCCGTGGCATCGTCAACGAGTGGGATCTGCAGGTGGATCTCTCCGACAAAGTAAGTCCAGGTATTATTAGCCGGATCACACAAGGGGTGGCCGACAATGCAGATGGAATAGCTGCCGTGAACAATACTCTTCAGAACACGGCCATCCTCAACCGTCGGATCATCGGTGATCTCCGTATCGATCAGGGCACCATCATCCTTTTGACACTTCCCAGCACGGCCTCGATGGTGGGATTCACGGAGGTGGTCGTCGAAAATGCGACAGGCAGAGTATATAAGAAGATTTGATTGCAACATCTCGCATAGTTCCAACTTTAGCGCCAACAAGGGGAATGCATCTTTATAGTTTCGGCCTGTAAATAAAAGCATGGCCGATCTTGTAACAGTGCGCATCCATGATTTCCTGGAGAAATCAACAGACTTCAAGCCTGATGACGAATTCCTGTTATGGGACTCCGACATCGACAAGACCCGTAAGGCCAAATTTTCAAGCCTCAGATCCTTTATACTAAGTGACGGCGGTTCAACGATCGTACCAACCCAGTCAGGCGCCACAGTTATTTACGTGGTGGGGGCCGCAGATGCCGGCGGCAAAGTCGCCAGCATTCCCTCCCTTGCTGGACAGTTTTTCTCCCTCCGCCGGGGTGGCCAACCCATGATACCAGAGACTGATCCGGAAGCAGGTCCGGACGATCCTGGCTATGGTGAGTTTGCCATCCTGGTCGGCGGAGGGTTCAAGCTCAAGGGAGCCGACGATGAGCTATACTTAAAGGAACGCTTTGAACTGACATTGGCTTCTGCGACCGGTGGATCCTCTGGTGGCGGCAGTGGAGGCGGTGGAGCATCCTCCTTTATCAAAGGGGTAAAGCCGATATCCACCAATTTCACCCTTACCGTAGACCATATCAATCTACTCATCCAGATCCGGTTGGGTGCTGTGGCGGCGGCACTGACCCTGCCCGATGTCACCAGTGTGCCGGGTGCCGTTATACCAGTCGAGGCGCTAATCAACAATAACACCAGCTGCAAAATCCTGACGCAAGGCGGTCAATACATCTATTTCCGGAATACCTCCATCAACAATGCATCTACCGTCGGCCTTTACATCCTACCCGGTGAGCAAATCTGGTTCTATGCCGGGGAGGATGGCTGGTATGTGATCAATCCGCAAGGCAACTGGGGCCAAATAGGAAGACCATACGCCGCCTTTGACGTGGGGCTAAATGAAATATCACCTATCGGGCAGATTGTCCCGCGGACCGGCCTTTATGCGCGTCTTTGGGAGTTTGCAAATTCCCTGCCTTACAGCCTGGTCGATGATGCCGTCTGGCAGACAGCCAGTGTTGACTTGGGAGGCGGCAAAATCGTTTCTCGTCCATATCGCGGCTGCTTCTCCCGGGGAACCGCTCCGGACAACTTCAGGCTCCCTGATTTTTCGGAGATGACGATAAAGGGCCTGGCCTCTGGTCCCGACCCTCTCCGCTATTTCAACCATCCAGGTGGGTTTCAAAAAGATATGGTGGGTTCATTCACTGCAGGTATCACCGGGAAAGGCGCCGGCGTGGCAGGAGGTAATGGCGG